TAGTGCACCTGAACGTAAAATGTACGCTGCTGAAAAAGCTGCACCTTATGTTCATCCACGACTTGCGAATACAACATCAAAAATAGGATCAGATGAACCAATCGAAATCAAAGTCCAATGGCAAAAAGAAAGTTAAGATAATTGAGGTTCCCTATAAACCTAGACAATATCAAAAAAAAGTTCACGATAATTTAAAAAGATTTAGCGTTTTAGTCTGTCATAGACGATTTGGTAAATCAGTATTATCAATTAACGAATTAATTAAAACAGCAGCAGGTAAGCCTAGGAGTTTATGTGCATTCATAGCTCCGACATATAGACAAGGTAAATCTATTGCTTGGGAATATTTAAAATTTTATACGAAACCCTTAATGCATTGGGGTGGAAGTAGGAACGAGACTGAATTAAGAATAGATCTTTTTAATGGATCAAGAATTCAAATATTTGGTGCCGATAATCCTGACTCAATTCGAGGAATGGGATTTGATGGAGTCGTCTTAGACGAATATGCTATCATGTCTCCTAGAGTTTGGACAGAGATTATCAGACCTGCAGTTGCTGATAAATTAGGATGGGTTTTATTTATCGGTACTCCAATGGGTCATAATCAATTCTGGGAAGTTTATGATTATGCTCTAAGAGGTCATAAAGATTGGTATGGGAAACTATATAAATCTTCAGACACCAAAGTAATTCCAGATGAGGAACTGGAGCAGGCACGTTCTATCATGACACCTGAGCAGTTTGATCAAGAGTTTGAATGCTCTTTTACAGCTGCAGTGTCAGGAAGTTATTATGGTCGACTAATAACAAAAGCTGATAATGATGGAAGAATCGGCTACGTGCCTGTAGATGAAAATGTAGGTGTGGAAACCTGGTGGGATTTGGGGATCGGAGACAGTACAGCTATTTGGTTTGCACAAAGAGTTGGACAAGAGGTACACCTAATAGATTATTACGAGACAAGTGGAGAAAGTTTAGCTCATTATGCTGACGTGTTATCTGATAAAGGATATGCTTATTCAAATCATATAGCACCTCACGATATAATGGCTAGAGAATTAGGAACTGGAAAATCTAGATTAGAAGTAGCAAACGAATTAGGAATAGATTTTGAAGTAGCTCCTAAATTAGAAGTAGATCATGGAATAGAATCTGTGAGAAACGCATTACCTGATTGTTGGTTTGATAGAGAAAAATGTAAAGTAGGATTAGACGCATTAAGACAATATCGAAAACAATGGGATGATAAGAACCAAGTGTTTAAGAATAAACCCTTACATGACTGGTGCTCACACGCATCTGACGCATTTAGATATGGTTGCGTTGCAGAACCAATAGACACAACGGAATGGGATAAACCAATTAAAATAGATACGAAATACGTAGTATGAAAAAATCAGAACAAGAAATATTATCAATACTAGCAAGAGAATTACATAGTGCATCAGGTTATATTGGTGGAGAGTTAGTATCGAGAAGAAAGAAATCATTAGAATATTATTTAGGAATGCCTCTTGGTAATGAACAAGAAGGGCGTTCTCAAGTTGTTTCTAATGATGTAATGGACACAGTAGAAAGTTTAATGCCATCTCTTATGAAGATATTTACTTCAGGAGATAATGTATTTGCTTGTGAAGGTACTGGACCTGAAGATGAAGAAATGGCTAGACAATGTTCTGACTATTTGAATTACATCTTCTTAAAAGAGAATAATGGATTTACAGCATTATATTCAGCATTTAAAGATGCACTTATCCAAAAGAATGGAATTTTAAAAATTTATTGGGATGATTCTCAAAAGACTGAAAGAGAAGAATATACAAGATTAACAGATGATGAGTTTGATGATCTAGTTTCAGATCCACAAGTAAAAGTTTCAAACCATTCCGAATATGAAGAACCTATCACAGATGATAGAGGTAAAGAAATAGATAAAGTAAAACTACATGATGTAGTTATTCATAGAACAAAACTTTATGGACAAGTTCGAATAGAACCAGTTCCTCCTGAAGAATTTTTAATCGAAAGAAGATGTAAAGATATTAATTCAGCTAACTTTGTTTGTCATAGAACAAATAAAACTAAAACTGAATTAGTAGAAATGGGTTATGATCGAGACCTAGTCGAAGGTTTACCAACTGGAGATACAGATTATTTTACTGAAGATAAATTCACAAGACATCAAAATATAGATTTTTCACATGGTTTATCCGATGGCGATAAATCTACAAATGATGTTTTAGTCCATGAATGTTATATTAAAATGGATGTCAATGATGATGGTAAAGCAGAGTTATGTAAAATAACAGTAGCAGGTGATGCTAAAAAATTATTAGATGTAACAGAAGTAGATTCAATACCTTTTATATCTATGACACCTGTTATTATGCCTCACAGATTTCATGGTAGATCTATTGCAGAATTAGTAGAAGATATACAATTAATTAAATCTACTGTTATGAGACAAATGTTAGATAATATGTATCTAACAAATAATAACAGAGTTGCCATCCAAGATGGTCAAGTTGCTATGGATGATCTTCTTACAAATAGACCTGGTGGAATTGTAAGAACTAAGCAACCACCTTCTAATGTAATGATGCCTATTCAAGCACAACCAATTACAGAACAAGCAAGTGGTATGTTAGCATATCTAGATTCTGTTAAAGAAACTAGAACTGGTGTTAGTAAAACTTCACAAGGTTTAAATGCTGACTCATTAAATAATAAAACAGCAACTGGTATGAACCAGGTTTTAACTCAATCTCAAATGAGAATGGAGTTAATTGCAAGAATATTTGCAGAAACTGGTGTTAAAGATTTAGCTTTAAAAATATTCGAGTTGGTATGTAAGTACCAACAAAAAGAAAAGATCGTAAGAATTAGAGGTAAGTATATACCTATGAGACCTTACGAATGGAAAGACAGAGTTAATGTTACAGTCCATGTTGGATTGGGTACAGGATCAAAAGAACAACAATTAATTCTTATTAATGCTATATTAGAAAGACAAATGCAGGCTATAAACCTTCAACAGAATGTTCATGGTCCTATGGTTAATTTAAGAAATATATATAATTCTTTAAAGAAATTAGTTGAAAATGCAGGTCTAAATAGTATAGAACCTTTCTTTATGGATCCAGACGTAGGAGCAGCTCAAATGCCACAACTTCCACCTAAACCACCTACTGAGTTTGAAAAAGTTACTTTAGCACAGGTTCAAGGTGAAAACCAAAGAGCACAGTTAAAAGCTGAAACAGAAATTAAACGTATTGAAGCACAAATGAGACAAAATCTTTTAGACTTTGAATTAAAGATAAAAGAAATTGAACTTAAATATGGATCTAAAATTGATGAACTAGAATTGAAACGAAGATCTATGTTAGAACAAGAAGATTTAAAATCATCTGGTAATCTAATGAAAGAAATAGTAAAAGGTCAAGATCAATTCTTTAATACACAACAACAAATAAATGGACAACAAGGAAAAGCAAGTCAGGGAAGGCAAGAGAGCAGAGCAGCTCCTAAACGATCCCCTGCTTAAAACAGCATTCGAAGATCTTCTTGAAATATATAAACAAGAAATCTTCAATACAAGTTTCACTGAGAATGACAAGCGTACATACCTTTGGGTAGCCTACAATCTAGTAGACAAGATCAGAGGTCATTTACAAAGCATCATGGCAAGTGGAAAACTAACTCAACAAGAGTTAGATCAATTAAATAAACGAAGTTAAGCTAACGCAACTTCAAATACGTCAACCAAGAAAGGAACGTTATGGCACAAGAACAAACTGTTCATGGTGCTGCTGAAAAGATTACAGGACTATTGAATCCTAAAGAGGAAAAACAAGAAACTGAATCTAAAGTAGAACCATCAGAAACACCTGTGAAACAGGAAGCTCCAGAAAGTCAACCAGAGTCTGAAGGAACTAAGGAGCAAGTTACTGAAAATACTGAGGTAAAAGAAGAAACACAAACAGAATTATCCGAGGAACCAGAACTCCACCGAGTTAAAGTTAGTGGTCAAGAGTTAGAGGTCACCCTTGATGAGCTGAAGGCAGGTTATTCTAGAGACTCAGATTATAGACAAAAAACTCATTCTTTAGGGTTAGAAAAGAGAGATCTTGAAGCTCAAAAGACGAGTTTGCGTCAATCTTATGATACTCGACTATCAGAGTTAAATGATTTAATTGCAACTGCTGACGCAACTGTCAGACAACAACAAGGAAGTGAAGATCTTCATAAACTTTATGACGAAGATCCCACAGCTGCAGCTAGACTGGACTACCAGTTACGACAACAAAACAGGCAGCTAGAGGAAGTTAGGTCTAAAGCTAGAGAAGCTCAACAAACTCAATACAATGAGTTCCTTGATACACAGCGAGAGTTAGCAGCAACAAAAATACCAGAGTTTGCTGATCCAAACAAAGCAGATACATTCAAAGTTAATATGCGTAATTCATTACGAAACTATGGCTTTAATGATCAAGAAATTGGACAGCTTGCAGACCATAGATTTCTTATGGTTGCAAAGGATGCAATGAGTTACCAAAACTTGAAAGATAAAAAACCTATCGTTCAAAAGAAAGTAGCTAATGCTCCTAAAGTTGTTAAAGCTGGTGTTGCAAAATCAGGTACGAGTTCTGGTAGAGAAGCCATAAGACAAAAGATTGGCAAGTTACGTAAGTCTGGACATCTTAAAGATGCTCATTCTGCTATACTTGACATGATTAATCTTAAATCTCAACAACGAAAGTAAAATAATGGCACAACCAACAAACACGTTTGATACTTATGATTCCATTGGTGAAAGAGAAGATCTTTCTGATGTAATCTATAATATCTCACCAACAGACACGCCATTCCTAAGTTCAGCTGCAAAGACTAAATCTACTGCAGTTTTACACGAATGGCAAACAGACGCACTAGCATCTGCTTCAACTTCTAACGCAGTTATTGAAGGAGACGAAGCAACTTTAGATGCTGTTACTGCAACAACTAGATTATCTAACTCTTGTCAAATTATGGACAAAACAGTTGTAATCACAGGTACGCAGGAAGCAGTTGACAAAGCTGGTAGAGCATCTGAGATCGCTTACCAAATCGCTAAAAAAGCTAAAGAGCTTAAAAGAGATATGGAAGCACAATTAACAACTAACAATGCAGAAGTTACAGGTTCAGCTACTGCTGCTAGAGAAATGGGTTCTTTAGGAGCTTGGGTTGCAACTAATGATGTAATGGGAACTTCAGGTACTTCAGGTTCAGTAGGTAATACTGCTAGAACTGATGGAACTCAAAGAGCTTTCACAGAAACATTATTAAAATCTGTAATTAAATCAGTATGGGATGAAGGTGGAAATCCAACTATGATTATGGTTGGACCTTTCAATAAACAAAAATTGTCAGGTTTCACTGGTAACAGCACTAGATTTGATGCAGGTGCAGACGCTACACTATACACAGCTGTAGATGTCTACGCATCTGACTTCGGTCAATTGCAAGTTGTTCCAAATAGATTCTCTAGAGATAGAGACGCTTATGTTCTAGACATGGATTACTGGGGAGTAGCTTTCTTAAGAGACTTCACTATGCATGAATTGTCAAAAACTGGTGACTCTGAGAAAAGACAGCTTTTAGTAGAAGCAACTCTAGAATCAAGAAATGAAGCAGCGTCAGGCTTAGTAGCTGACTTAACTACTTCATAATAACTTATAACTGTTTAGGCGAGTAACCTTAAATCTGCTCGCCTAGCAGCATTTCAACAATTGAAGATCTGAGATAGGTTAGGATCGGAACAATTAAGGAATATAATGAGAACATTAAACGACTATTTTTTAACATCTACAATAGCAGACATTAGTACAGCATCATCAACATTTGTACCTGTACCTGATGGAGGCAAAGTAATAAAAATTATAACTGCACTACAAGGTGCAATTGGAACTGCTAATGCAGCAATCACTTTTGAAATTGGTGGAACAGCAATAACTGGTGGAGCAATTACAGTTGCTACTTCTGGATCTGCTGCTGGAGACATAGATACAGCAACACCGACAGCAGCAAACGAAGTTGCTGAAGATGGATCTATCGAAATGATAACTGATGGAGCTTCTAGTAATACAATTAAACTTGTTGTTACATTCGTTATAAGAAGATAATTAAATAGGAATAATGTTCCTGGAACGTTCTGGGAACATATCCTAAACAAAAGGAAAACAAAACATGAACTATGGATTAAGACATGGAACAACTCAAACAATATCAGTAGCTTCTTCAAGTGCAGCAGTTAGTAATGCTTTTGCAGCTGGTACTGAATATGTAAGAATAGTTTCTACAACAAACTGCCATATTACATTTGCTGGATCACCAACTGCTACAACTAGCTTACCTTATTTGCCAGCAGGAGAAATAGAAATTATTAAAGTTTCTCCAGGCGAAAAAATAGCAGCTATTAGAAATAGTGCAGATGGTACTTTATTTTGTACTGAACTATCTGAGTAATGGCTAAGGTAAGAGCAACCGAATGGAATGCTGATGCTACCAAGACTAAGTATATACAAGAGTCTGATGGTAAGTTAACTGTAAACAATCAGCAAAATCTCAATCCTTTAATGGAAACAAATAAAAAACTTTATACATTAAATGATGGATATACAAAATCTAGAGAGATGAGAAGGGTTGCTAGTGTACCACCTATTATCCTACAGATATGGACTAAAGAATATAATGGAACTAATAATTGGTGGGGATTACCAAAAGTTATACAAAAAAATATAATGAGAACTAAATTAAATAGTAATGA